CTGTTGCAACTGCCCGGCCTTGTTCATGGCATCAATGTCCAGACGCTTGCGCTCAATGTCCAGTCTGCCTTGAACGTCTTGCTCTTTGATCTGCAACTCTTTTTCTTTGAGTTGAAGTTCTTGCTGCTGCATCTGGATGAGCGGGTCTTGTGACTGCTGTTGCGCTTGTTTCTGTGCGGCGATCGCCTGACTCTGCTGGAGCACTTGTTGTGCGGCCTGAGCCATCATGCTCGACAACTGAATCTCCATCTCAGGCGGCAGCTTCTCATCTTCGGGCGGCAAGGGCATGCCCATCTGCTGCTCAATCTTCTGGCGGTATGCAAAGCCAACGTGCTCTGCAATGTGGGCCATCATGGCCGCTTGAATCTGCGGAGCCTTCGGATTCTGGCCAACCAACTCCATGATGATGGGGTCTTGCATTGCAGACATGTGCACCTGAATGTGCGACTGGTGGTCTTGGTAGAAGAACGCCTTGAGGGGTTCTCCGCGCAGTGCGGCCATGTTCTCAGACACGGGGTCTTTCGGTTTCTGGTCGTCCGGCAGGGGCACCAACTTGTCGGCATCCTTGACACCCAGCACGGACAACATCTGTCTGTGAAGCTGGGGCAGGTCGTAAATATCCGGTGCCATCTGCGCCATCTGAATGACGGCTTGGTACTGAACAACGCGCTGGCTCATGGTGGCCGCGTTGGGATCGCTCACTGGCAGGATGTCAACGTGGTTGTAGTCTTCCTTCTTGGCCTTGCGTGGGGCATCAATCGGGTCATAGTCGTAGGCCGGGTCTGTGTAGTCGCGGATGATTGCGGCCAACAGGCGCAGTTCTTGTTTGAACGTGTAGTGCAGTCGCGCTTGCACGGCGCTCATTACTTTGAGCTGGCGCTCCAACAGAGCCAGTGTTGTGCCCACAGGTGCTTGGGCAGACATGTCCGACACCTTCATGTCAGCAGTCGCGGCAAACCTGCGGCCTTCTTCAACGATCTGGCCCAGCAAGCCCATCAGAACTTGGCTTGGCTCCTTGTACGGCAAGGGCAAGATGCTGTCACGCAACGCACCGGAGCCAATGTCTACGTCACGCCATTCTCCGGGTGCGATTGGGGTGTCGTCTCCCTTGATGCGCATTCCGCGAGTTTTAAGACCTCCGGGTAAGTTAGACAACGTGCCAGCATCAACAAGTTGGCGCATGAGGCTGGTGGCTGATTTGGCATAGCCTCCAATGAGATGGAAAAGGCCGAAGCCGTAAGCTCCAAAACCCGGGATGTATTGATAGTGAACAAAGTGCTGTCGTTTGAGCTCAAGTGGATCGTCCTGTTCCCAGTTTCTACGGATGGCCAGAACATCGTTCGAGCCTTTGATTAGGGTAACTACGTATGGCTTGGTGATGCCGGTTGGCTCGCCATCGTCGTCTTTGTCTTCGTCGCCCTTGAGCACCAAGTCAACGTGGCACTCGTACAGCGTGTAGCGGTCGTCGTTCAGGTCGGAGAAGCCAGTCTCTTTGTCCTTGGCCTTCTTGATGTTGTCCTGCTCCTTGCCGGGATCAGGCAACTCGATGTCGCGGTAAAAGCCTGCTTGCTGGAGCTTGACGATCTCGTTTTTCGTCTTGCGCATGACGTGGGTCACGCGGTAGCAGGTGTCCAGATCAGACGTGCCGTACGGCAGGATGATGTCTTCAGCAGGCACAAAGATAGAAACTTGGCGGCCAAGGTTCGGGTCGTAGTACACCTTCTTGAACGCAGAGCCAGTGGCTGGCAAGCTCCACAGCATGCGTTCATGCTCAGGGCGGAACTCACGCATGACTTCGGTCAGCTCGTAGTTCATGTCCTCTTCAACGCGCACAGAAGCTTCTTGCTTCTCAGGCGTTTCCTTGCCCAGAATTTTTGTACGTACTGGGCCTTGGGCTGGGAATGTCTCGGTGATTGTTTCTGACTGGAACCGGACAACGGCTTCCGTAATCATTGGGTGGAACACACCTGACGCGCCGTTCCACGGCTCCGTGCGCTCTTCGTACTGCAAGCCCAGCAGCTTCAAGCCTTCGGTGTATGCCTTCTCCCAATCCTTGCGGGAGTCCCGGTCATTCTCAATGTCACCGGCCAAGTCAGAAGCCATCGACATGATGTCGTTCTCGTCCAGCACTTCGGCCAAGTTCTCGTCAAAGGTGTCGCCTTCTTCGTCTTTACCGATGTGTATGTCCAAGCCCCCCGCGTGAATATCGACCGCTTCTGGGTCAATGATCTCAATCTCAATGGGCTCTTCATCTTGCGCAAGGGACTCAATCCCTTGGGGTTGCTGGTACAGAGCTTTGTCTATGTTGGTGGCCATATTTATTTCCAAGTTTTACGCGCAATCCAGTGCTGCACGTTTTGAATAAAGAAAGACATGCTTGGCGGCAGTCTGAACAGTTTTGTTCCTGCTGGTGTGTACATACACCCTTTTGAGTCAACACCCATTAAACCAATCATAAAAACTCCTCAGTAGTACGCCGCCGTGCGGCGCTTGAAAAATTTGGGTTCATCTGGCTCGTCCGTGTCGGTACGAATGAAGCCGCCTTGTCTGACTCGAAGCAGGGCTTGGGAAGTCGTGTCCACGTAGTCGTCGTTGTCCCCGTTTGGAAATGACGCAACCTCTTCAATGACCTCGCGTGCCCAGCGTGTGTCTGGTGCCCATACCAAGCCAGATGTGAACATGTCGGCGATGGCGTTCAGACGCACCATCTTATCGTTTCCACGGCTGGGTGTAAATTCCTGCACAGGGATGCCCATGTTGCGCAGCTCTTGGATCAGTGGGCCGCCAGCGGCTTTCTTCTCCACGATGAACGCATCAGGCTCCCATTCCTTGTAGTGTTTGAGAGCCACAACCTTGAGTTCCGGAAACTGCATCCTGTCCTTGAACGCGTCAAGCAGTATGACATGCGCCTTGTTGTTCTCTTCTTCGTTGTAGAACACGCCCCACGTTGTACACGCGCTGTAGTCAGATGTGGTCTTTGTCTCGTGCGCCGTGTCCCAGCTCTGGATGATGTACTCGCACGCCGGTGGTGTGTCGCTCTCCCAGATGCGCCAGCTCTTTCTGGAGATGATCGCCGCCGTGTCGCTGGTCGGCTGCTGCATGTACTGCGCGTTCCAATACTTGGGATCCATTGAGGACTTGGCGCTCTTCAACGACTCCAGCGGCCACTGCTCCGGCCAGAGCGACTTCTCGTTCTCCTCACCCTCGTGCAGGATGGCGGGGAGCTCCACGATCTCCCATGTGGGTGAGTCAGGGTTCTTGACTTGGTAGTCGATCAACCGGCCAGTCAAGTCCAGCTTGCCCCAGCGCGTCATGATGACGATGATCGCCCCGCCCGGCATCAGTCGCTGGAGCGGGCCAGTCTGGAACCAACTCCACGCCGTGTCGAACGCCAGTCGGCTGTTGGCCTTCACATCCTGCTCAGAGTGCGGGTCGTCAATCACGAACAGGTCAGCACCGCGACCGGCCAGCGCACCGCCAACACCGGCGGCGTAGTACTGGCCTTCTTTTGAAGTACTCCACTTACCGGCGGCCTTCTGGTCATCGGCAACCAACGTTTCCGGAAAGAGCTCATGGTAGTGCTCGTCGTCAAGTAAGTTCCTGACCCGCCGACCAAAGTCCTCAGACAGCGACGCGGTGTGCGTGCCCATGATGATCTTCTTATTAGGGAAATTACCTAGGAAGTAGGCAGGGAACAGGTAGGAGCTGAACTCAGACTTACCCATACGTGGCGCGATGTTGATGATGACGCGCTTTTTCTTGCCCTCAATCACGTCTTGGAATATCTTGGCCAGCTTCCTATGGTGCGGCCCGACCTTGAATCCGGGGTAGACGTGCTTGGCAAAGTCGATCATGTTGGTACGCCCGGCCACGAGCCGGTACCGCTTCTCGCGCTCCTCCAACATCTCCATGAGCTCGATCTTTTCCTTGACGCTCATGGTAGGGAGCGCACGCTGAATCGCCTGAATTTCCGCCGTGTTTAACGTTAGACTTTCAAGCTTCATCAGGTGCAGCCGGTGAGGGAATACTAACTTCTATGTCTTCAATGGGGTG